ATTTATCTGGTGCTACTTTTACTCAGGTAACAGGATCTGCTTCAATGCAAACACTTGCAATTAACAAAGATGAGTGTAAGCGTTACATCAAAATTGTTCAGACAATTGGTGGATCATCCCCAACATTTACTTTCAGTATCAACTTAGTTGGTCTTAAAAAGTACGGCTAAAATATTTAGCCCTCAAACGAGGGCTTTTTTTTTCTCATGGCATTCACTGAAAATTTAGATACGTTTTTAGCAGATTTTGGAAATGCTGTTGTTAGTGGCGGTGTTTCTTATAAAGGTATATTAGATCAACCTGATGAGATAGTTGCTGATGGATTAGTTTTGTCCACTGATTATGAATTAACTGCTAAAACAAGTGAGCTTGGATCATTAGTATTTGATGATATTATTTCTGTTGATGGGGTTGATTACAAAGTTAGGCAAGCTAGAAAGATAGATGATGGTAAATTTTGTATAGTATCTCTTAATAAGCAATAATTATGGCAAGTAAAAGGGAACAGATATTAGCTGCTTTAAAAACAACTTTAGCAGGTACTACAGGGGTATCTACTAGAATTTATAGATCTCGAATAGAGCCTATTACCAATGGAGAATCTCCTGCAATTGTTATTGAACCTGTAACTGATGAGCCAACTATAAATAGTTCAAGTTATTTAAAAATAGATTGGACTTTGCGTATAAGGATTGTTGTTATTGTCAGGGGAACTATTCCTGAGAATGTTGCTGATCCAACTATAGAAAGTTTATTTACAAAAGTATTAAATGACCCAACTGTTGGCGGGCTTGCAAAAGACATAAGACCAGCTACACAAACTTTCGAGGTATTAGAAGCAGATACTCCTGCTGGATTAATAACTTGTGAGTTTGAGATTGACTATCGAACAGCATATAACAGTTTATCAACATGACTTATAATAGTAATGCAAGCCTAACAACCCTGATTGTTTAATATGGAGTATGAAATCCCAAATGAGGGTGGAACTTACATCCTTAATCCAAAAACTGGCAAGGCAAAGCTAGTACAACAAACTTCACAAGCTGAACCCCCTAAAGAGGTAACAACTGATGGCACTACTGACAAGAAAGAGAGTAATTCTGATTGAAGCGGAAAGTTCTTATGGAACTGATCCAACTATGGCTACTTCAACAGTTGTTCTCGTAACAGACTTAAGTATTACACCACAATCAAGTGATGTGGTGAACAGAGATGTTGTAAGACCATTTTTAGGTGCATCTGAACAGCTACTTGCTAACACTAGAGTTGAATGTACATTCAGCGTAGAACTTGCAGGATCTGGCGCAGCAGGAACCGCCCCCCGATATGGAGATGCCATCAAGGCCTGTGGGTTTGCAGAAGCAATTGTAAGCAGTACTTCTGTTACATATACTCCTGTATCATCAAGTTTCTCATCTGTCAGCATTCATTACAACGTAGATGGTGTAAGGCATATTGTTACAGGCTGTCGAGGTAGTTTTGTAGTAAATGCAGAGGTAGGCTCAATTCCTACAATCGAATTTACATTTACTGGAATCTATAATGCACCAACAGACACAGCACTTCCCACAATTGCGTATGGTAACCAGGCCACACCTCTGATATTTAAAAATGGAAATACATCTGGTTTCCAACTTTTATCTTATGCAGGTGCTTTGCAATCATTAACAATGGATGCAGGTGTATCTACAGTTTATAGAGAACTTGTTGGTGGAACAAAAGAAGTCATTATCACTGATAGAGCATCTAACGGAACTGTGACTATAGAAGCACCAACAATTGCACAGAAAGATTATTTTACTGCTGCATTAAGTGACAGTTCATTAGGTAACTTGCAATTTTTACACGGAACTACAGCAGGTAATAAGGTACAGCTAATAAGTAGTAAGGTTGATATTGGAGATGTTAACTACGGAGAAATGGATGGAGTGGCGATGCTTGAAATTCCATATACATTAGTCCCAAGTGCAGCAAATAATGAAATTAGCTTAATATATACATAACTATTGACTTCCTAGCTAAAGTATAGAAGTATATATATTATTTAGTTTTTATGGCATTTGTTCGTAAAAAGACCAAGGTTTATCCTTGGCCTGTAGAAGTAGAACGTCCTTCTGAGACAATACCGGGCGAGTTTGAAAAAACATCTTTTACAGGGAAATTTGCACGATTATCAAGAACAGAATTAAATAAATTTGATGACGAGGATGAGTATTCTGCTTTGTCAAAAATTTTAGTAGGTTGGGAAGATGTCAATGAGGAGGATGGAACACCTATATCTTTCAGCAAAACAATCCTAAAAGAGTTTTCAGAAGATACAGATTTTGTTGCAGCAGTATTAGCAGCATTTAGAAAATTCTATGCAAATGCTCAAGTGGGAAACTAACTGATGCTGCCATATACTGGGCTTCGGGTGGCAAACAGATAATAGATAGTACCGAAGAAGATGCAAAAGCATTCGGTATAAAAATAGAGAAGCAACCAGAGGTAAGTACTGATTTTGAGGTTTGGGAGGATAATTGGGAAATTGTTATGATGTTTTTAAGAATACAAACACAATGGAACATGGCTTTTGGAGGTGTAGTAGGATTAAAATACGAGGTTCTATTGCTTGCTGGAGGTCTATTTGACCTTTACAATGTAGAAAACCGCCAAGAAATGTTAGAGGGCTTACAACTTATGGAATCTGTGGCTCTTCGTGAGATAAATAAGGAGAAGAAGAGTGGCTAAAAAATTAGAAACTTTTACTATTGCTATTGATTTAAAGGGTTTAAAAGATCTAACAGGTTTACAGCGACAATTAAAAAATTTAGAAAAAGTATCAAAACCTGTAGAGGGTAGTTTTAAGTTACTAACAAGAAGTATTAAAGATGTAAGTAAATTTACACCAAGAACAATAAGTCAATTTAAACAGAAGGAAAGAACACTTAAAGCATTAAGAGAAGAAGTTAAAGCAGGTGGTGTAGCTTTTAAAAGATTAGGAAGAGAAATAGAAGCTAATCGAAAGAAATTACAATCTTTCAATCAAACTCAACCAAAAGGAGGATTTTTTGGAAGACTTAAGTCTTCTAAGTTTGGAGTTGGAGGTAGGGCAGCACTTGGTGCAATGGCTGGTTCTGTGGCAGGTAACTTTGGGGCTACAGGTCAAATGGCTCTTACAGGTGCTGCTTTAGGAGGCCCAGCAGGTGCTGCTGCGGGTGCTGCTATTGGAGGTGTAATAGATACTGTGAAAGCAGCTAGTGCTGCTGCTAAATATGCTGCTGAAATTGGTCGTTTAGAGATTGCTTTAAAAGGTGTAACTAAAACACAAAGAGATTTTGCAAAAGCACAAAAAGTTATATCAAGTGTTTCTAAAGAATTAAATGTGCCAATTGGTGCATCAACAAAACAATTTACTACTTTATCTGCATCTGTTATTGGAGCTGGTGGAAATGTAGAAGATGCTGAAAAAGTTTTTAGAGGTGTTTCTGAAGCTATTAAGGCAACAGGTGGAGATGCTGAGGATGTACAATCTGCGATTCGAGCCATGTCGCAGATATTCGGTAAAGGTAAGGTGTCGGCCGAAGAATTACAGGGCCAACTGGGTGAACGCTTGCCGGGGGCCGTGGTTAAATTTGCTGATGCAACAGGAAGAACACTACCTGAGTTACAGAAAGACTTGAGAGATGGAACTGTTGGTCTTAACGATGTAATGAAATTTGTTGTCAAATTAAGTGATGACCATAGAGAAGCAGCCTTGAAAATGGCTAATAGTGGAATGGATGCAGGGCAAAAATTAACTGTTGCAATGCAACAGTTACAATTACATCTTGGAAGAATTATGCAGCCTATAGGTGCATTCTTCCAAAGATTAGCAACTAGTATAGTTAATTCTATAAATAGAATAATTGAAGGTCTTGGAAGACTATTTGGTATTGGAACAGAAAATCAAAGAACTAAATTAGAAAATAGAGTTAAGCAAAGTAGTGATGCTTATACTATTGCTATTAGACAAGGATTAGATAAAAGTACTGATCCTAGGGACATAGCTAAATTTAACAGAATTAAAGCAGCTAGAGATGTAGCTATGGGTAATATGCAAGATTTTTATGCTGCGAATCCAACTGAGACAGGCACGGCTGCAAGTGATTTTGATGATCCTGTTTCAGAGGATAAGTTAAATGAGAAACTTGCAAAACGTCAGTTACAACTAGGACTAATAACTCAAGAAAAATTTGACCAATTACAAATTGATAGAGAAGCACAATTAATTTTTGATGAGATGACAGAAATACAAGGCGAGAATTTTAAAATGACACTTGACCAGATAAAAGCAAAGTTACGAGAAAATAAAAATGAGACATATAATTTTAAAGAAGAATTAAGAAAAGTTGGAGAATCTGCAATGGATTTAAAATCACAGATTGGAGAACTTGCAGTAAATGGGATTAATAAACTTGCTGATGGTTTTGTACAACTTGCAATGACAGGAAAAGCTAGTTTTGCAGATTTAGCAAGATCAATACTAGCTGACTTACAAAGAATGATTTTAAGAGCTTTATTTTTTAAGGCTTTATTTGCATTCGCTCCAGGATTGGAAAAGTTTTTTAAGTTTGAAAAAGGTGGTGAAATTAAGAAAAGTGCTAAAGGTAATGTATTTGCAGAAAATAAAATTGTCCCTTATGCGTCAGGCGGTGTAATTGACAAGCCAGTAATTTTTCCAATGGCAAAAGGAATAGGTTTAGCAGGGGAGGCTGGACCCGAAGCCATACTTCCGCTGAAGAGAGGTAAAGGAGGAAGACTTGGGGTTGAGGCTTCTGGTGGAGTAAGTAATATTGTGGTAAATGTAGATGCTTCTGGTTCTTCTGTTGAGGGTAATGAACAGCAAGGTCGAGAACTTGGCAGGGTTATCTCAGCAGCAATACAATCAGAATTAATTAAACAAAGAAGACCAGGAGGGCTTCTAAGATAATGGCAACTTTACCTAACATCGAGCCAAGCTATCCAGTTAGAAAAACTTCTAAACCAATAGCTAAAATAGTACAGTTTGGTGATGGCTACCAACAAAGATTTACTTTTGGTTTAAACCAAAATCCAAAAACTTTTGCTTTAACTTGGGATAATCTTTCAGAAACAGATTCTGACACCTTAGAAGCATTTTTAGATGCACGAGCAAGTGATCAACAAAGTTTTGATTACACACCCCCAAATGAGCCATCACAGATGAAATTTATATGTCAAAATTGGAATAAAAATATAAAGTTTGCTAATCGTGCAACAATTAGTGCGACATTTGTTGAGGTGTTCGAGGCATAATGGCAAAGCCTGTATCTGAAACTCAATCAATAAATCCCGGATCGCTTATAGAGTTATTTGAATTGACAACAGATGCAGCTTTGCATGGGGCAAATAATACATATAGATTTCATGATGGTACAAATGAAATTAACTATGGAAATATTGTTTGGGCTGGTAATACTTATGTTGCTTTACCGATGGAAGCTGATGGATTTAAATATGCAAATGGTCAATTACCTAGACCTACATTGAGTATTAGTAATGCTAATAGTACAATCACCGCTATTTTGTTAAATGTAAATGTGGTAACACCAGGAAACGATTTAACTGGTGCTGTGGTAACTAGAATTAGAACATTAGCAAGGTTTTTAGACGCTGCTAATTTTCCGACAGGCACAAATCCGTATGGAACTCCTGATCCTACAGCAGAATACGCAAGGGAAATCTACAAGATAGATAGAAAATCATCTGAAAACAGATCAGCAGTTCAATTTGAGTTAGCTGCTGCGTTTGATTTAGCAAATATACGAATACCTTTAAGAGTTTGTACTAGAGAATTATTTCCGTCTATAGGCTCGTTTGTTCAATGACAAGTTGGAAAGAAGCTGCTCTTAGTCATGCAAAAGTTGAAGATCCTAAAGAATCTTGTGGTCTATTAATAAATGTGAAAGGCAAAGAAATTTATCATCCATGTCGTAATTTATCAATGACAAAAAATCAATGTTTTATTCTTGATCCAGAAGATTATGTAAGAGCAGATAATACAGGCGAAATAACAGCTATTATTCATAGTCATCCGATAACACCTCCAACACCTAGTCAAGCAGATTTAATAAGTTGCGAAAGCTCAAATTTACCTTGGTATATTGTCAATCCTAAAACAGAACAATGGGGATATTGCGAACCAAAAGGATACAAAGCTCCTTTGATAGGAAGAGAATGGGTATGGGGTATAACTGATTGTTGGTCATTAGTAAGAGATTGGTACAAAGAAGAAAAAAATATTGAACTTAGAGATTGGAAAAGACCTGCAACCCCAGAAGAATTTATTAAAGATCCTATGTTTGAAAGATGTGCTGAAGCTACTGGATTTCGAGAATTAGAACCAAATGAAAAACTTGAGAACGGTGATTTATTATTTATGTCTATATTAGATGCTGGTTTAAATCATGTGGCTATTTTTATAGATGGAGATGTCTTGCATCATTTTTCTTGTAGACTAAGTTGTAAAGAACCATACTCACCTTGGTTACTAAAATGTACAGGCAAGAGGTTGCGTTATGTTGCGTAAATTAAAACTATATGGAGAGTTGGCTAAGTTTATTGGTCACAAAGAATTTGAAATACAGGTACATAATTTACCCCAAGCTATCAGTTTTTTAATAAATAATTTTCCAGAAGTGGAGAAGTACATGAGTCCTAAATATTATCAAGTAAAAATTGGTAATTATGAAATTACAAAGGATGAAATACATGATCCTATAGGGCAACAAGATATTCATATAATTCCTGTTATTAGCGGTGCAGGTGGTAATTTTGGAAAAATATTATTAGGTGGATTATTAATAGGTGCGTCATTCTTTTTTCCAGGAGCAGGATTATTTGGAACTGTTGGAATAGGAGGAGCAGGAGCAGGAGCAGCAGCAGGAGTATATACAGGTTTAGCTGGTGCGGGGATTGCGACAGCTATAGGTACAGGTTTAAGCGTGGTTGGTGCAAGCATGATTCTTACTGGAGTAAGTGATATGTTATACCCAACTGAAAATCCTACGTTTGAAGATAATCCACAAATATCATTTAATTTTAGTGGCACGCAAAATACAGCAAGAGCTGGAACTCCTGTTCCTATTGTCTATGGTGAAATATTTACAGGATCAGTTGTTATAAGTGGTGATGTAGATACAGAAGCAGTACAAGTATGACGGATAAAAGTAAGTACATATCAATAGGTGGAGCAGGTTGTTTTACAGGCGATACTCCTGTATCTGTACCAAACGGTACAAAGTTAATTAAAGAAATTAATGTCGGAGATATTGTTTGCAGTTTTGACGATAAAGGTACTATTTATCATGCCAAGGTTTTAAAAGTACATGAGCATGAAAACGAACAAGTTGTTAAGTACACGATATGGGGTGGTAAAACATTAAATGCAACACCAAATCATTGGGTATTAAATCAATTTAATGCGTTTGTTGGTATAGATACTTTAGGCACTGACGATTGTTTGATTGATGAATTTGGTCATTTAAGACCAATTATTGATCGTAAAAATATTGGTACGCATACTGTCTATAACTTAACTGTTGAGGGCTATCATACTTTTATTGCTAATACTATTCGTGTTCATAATGCAGGTTTAGGGGCAAGTATTGCTGGATCTGGTGGTGGTGGTGGTAAAGGTGGCGGTGGTGATCCACCCACTATTGCTGAAGATAATTTACATAGTAAACAATTTGCTACTTTAATTGACTTAATTTCCGAGGGTGAAATAGAGGGTTTTTCAAGTCCCTCAAAAGAAGGTAGAACTAAAGGCACTACTGCATATATAAATGCTGCAAAGAAAGATATTTTTCTAGACAATACTCCTATTTTAGGTGGTACTGCTGATTCTACGAATCCGCAAGCTGTTGACTTTAACCATCAGAATGTTGACCTTGATATTCGTTTTGGTACAAATCAACAGCCAAAAATGACAAAAGTATCTAATACTTCTGCTAATCAAGGAAGTGCAAATATTTTTAATGTTGGACTTGCAGTAGAAAATGGCAGCCCTATAACTAGGAGACTTACAAATAATAGTAATTTAGATGCTGTAAAAATTACTGTTACTGTTCCTATTTTGCAAGTACTTGAAGAAGATGGAGATATTAGTGGTTCTCAAGTAAATTTTGATATACAAATTCAATATAATGGAGGTGGTTTTAGCACAGTTGATCCTGCCATTTTCCCAACCGTTATCAGAGGTAGAACAGCAGATGCTTATAACAAAGAATATAGAGTTGAACTTACTGGCTCACATCCTATTGATGTTCGTCTTATAAAAACGTCAGCAAATAGCACAGATAGAATACAAAGAGATCTTATTTGGCAATCTTATTCAGAATTAGAAGATGATCCAAATACATATCCTGATTGTGCTTACACAAGACTACGTCTAGACTCAGAATTTTTTAGCAGGATTCCTAGTAGAAAATTTAAGATTAGAGGAGTAAAAGTAAGAATACCGGGTGCAGGGGCTAATAATTCTGGAACTCCAACGGTAGATTTACAGACAGGTAGAGTAGTTTATCCAGAAAATTATATTTTTAATGGTGTTATGGGGGCTGCTCAATGGACAACTTGTCCTGCTTTAATACTTCTCGATCTACTTACCAACACAAGATATGGATTGGGTAATCATATTATTGATAGTAATTTAGATTTATTTTCATTTGTAACTGCTAGTAAGTTCTCAAACCAGCTTGTTAAAGATGGATTTGGAGGGGAGGAGGCTAGATTTGCGTGCAATGTAAATATTCAGAGAAGTGTTGAGGCATTTGATGTCATAAATACCTTGTCAGGAGTGATGAGATGTATGCCTATTTGGTCTGAGGGGGCATTATTGGTAACTCAAGATAGTCCCAAAGATCCAACTTATTTATTTACGTTAGCCAATGTATCGCCAGATGGATTTAGTTATACAGGAAGCAGTTTAAAAACTAGAAGCACAGTAATCGCAGTTTCTTATTTTAATATGGATATAAGAGATATAGATTATGAAGAAGTAGAAGCAGAAGCAGCTTATAAAAATAAATATGGAGTTCATCTTAAAAGAGTAAAAGCATTAGGCTGTACAAGTAAAGGTCAAGCTCGAAGATTTGCCCGAGCTATGTTATTTGCTGAACAAAGAGAAACTGAAACAGTATCATTTTCTACATCTATGGAAGCAGGATGTATTGTTCGACCAGGCTCAATAATTAGTATTGCTGATCCTGCAAGATCAGGTGTAAGAAGAGCAGGAAGAATTAGTACAGCTACAACAACCCAAATAACAGTGGATAATTCTAGTGATACTGATTTGTCAGATCAAAATAATCCTAAGTTAAGCGTAATAATGCCAAATGGAACAGTTGAGACTAAAAATGTAAGCGGAATATCAGGAAAAGTAATTACTTTGGCTAGTGCTTTAAGTCAAGCACCAAATTCTAACAGTGTTTGGATGTTAGAAACTAATGATATTTCTGCTCAGACATTTAGAGTTATGTCTGTTGAGGAACGAGATGGAATAAGTTATGGAATAACAGCACTTGCATATGTAAATGAAAAATACGATTTTATTGAAAATAATGAAACAATACCTCAACCAAATATAACTAATTTAAATCTTATAAAATCACCTCCTACTGGACTATCGGCAGATGAAGTAATTGTATTAATTAATAATCAACCTGTCTCTAAATTAATTATTAGATGGCAACCTGTCACAGGTGTATCTAATTATATGGTTAATTATAGATTTAATAATAATAATATTGTTTCAACTACAACTAGTAGCCCTGATTTTGAAATATTTAACACAAAAGTAGGATCATATGAAGTATCTGTTCGTAGTTTAAATGCTGCATTAGAACCTAGTGCTACATCTGCAACCGATACTTTTACTACAGTTGGTAAAACTGCTGTTCCTGCTGATGTCACTGGACTTACAGGAGAACCAATAAGCAAAAAAACTATAAGATTACGTTGGAATTTAGCAACAGATTTAGATGTAACTCATGGTGGTCGTGTTTATGTAAGACATTCTCCAAAAACTGATGGATCAGGAACATTTTCAAATGCTACAGATTTGGTTGAAGCACTTGCTGGTAATACAACAATCGCTGATGTTCCATTACTTGAGGGTGAGTATATTCTTAAATTTCAAGATGATGGAGGTAGATTCAGTAATGGTGAGGCAAGTGTAATTATAGATTTACCTGATACAGTTGATGAAAAATTAATTCAAACAAGAAGAGAAGATTTAGATATTCCAAGATTTCAAGGAACAAAAACTAATGTTGCTTTTGATGCAGTAACAAATTCTTTAAATTTAACAGGTGTAGGACAATTTGATAGTATTACGGATTTTGATTTAGTTTCATCTCTTGATGATATAGGAGGCATTGCTCCGTTAGGTACTTATGAATTTGGTGGCACAGCAGGAGGTACAACTTTAGATTTAGGAGATGTATTTAGTGTTGATCTTAAACGTCATTTTTTAACAGAGGCATTTTATCCTTCTGATTTATTTGATTCAATACCAGATTTAGATGCAAGAGGAGACTTTGAAGGTTTAACTGCTACTGATGTTAACGCTGAAATGTTGGTTCGTGTAACTCAAGACAATCCTAATAGCGGATCCCCTACTTATAGTGCTTTTCAGACTTTTGCAAATGGAACATATAAAGGAAGAGGTTTTCAATTTAAAGTAAATTTAACTAGTAATGATCCTGCACAAGATATTCGAGTATTTCAGTTAGGATACACCGCATCTATGGAGCAAAGAACTGAAACAAGTCTTGAAAATTCATCTGCGACAAATGGCATTTTGACATCAAACGGTGCAACAAATATTACATTCAATAAAGCATTTTTTGTAGGTACTGCTAATACTGAAGGAGGAGCAAATAGTATATTACCTTCGATTGGTATTACTGCACAAGATATGCAATCTGGAGACTTTTATGAACTAAGTAACACTTCTGGAACAGGGTTTACTATTCACTTTAAAAATTCATCGAATGCTTCAGTTAATAGAAATTTCGCATATCAAGCTGTCGGTTTTGGTAAAGCAAGTTAGAATAGGTTCAATGTTACTTTTTTAAATGGCTAGAGTTGTAAGTACAGGTAAAGAAACAGGAAATAATTTTCATCCAGCCAATGGTACTGGTGCTGCTGTTCGTGAAGCAATAAAGGATATATTTGATGCATTAAGAACATTAAGCTCTGGAAGTAGCGATCCATCAGGAGCAGCTAATATAGCTCAGTATCAGCCTCATATAAATACATCTACTAACGAACTAAAAATAGCAACAGCAGTTTCAAATGATAGTGCAACTTATGTTGTTTTAGGAAAGATAAACGAAGCAAACTTTGGTCATGTTGTAGCAGCAAGTCCTGTTATGACAGGCGATGTATCAATGAATTCTAATGGTTTCTTAAAAGTACCTGTTGGAACTGATGCACAACAACCTGGACAATCTGGACAACCAGCAGCAGCACTAGGCCAATTCAGATACAATCAAACTCAAAATAGATTTGAAGGGTACAAAAATACAGGATGGGGAGAACTTGGTGGGGGTGGTGGCGCACAGGGAGGTGGCACGGATGAGGTGTTCTTAGAAACAGGCCAAACTATTACTGAAAATTATCAATTAAGTGCTGGTAAGAATGCGATTACAGTATCGCCTACAATAAATGCAGGTAAAGAAGTAGTCGTGCCAAATGGTGCAACTCTTGTTATTCTTTAATTATGAGCTTAGAACTATCAGGAACAACACCTGCAATTAAAGGAGTAGCTGGATCTGTATCAGCACCAGCTATAACAGGAGATGATGTTGATACAGGAATAAGTTTTCCTGCTGCTGACACTATCAAGTTTTCTGCTGGTGGGGTAGAAAAATTTGCAATCTCAGCAAGTGGCTTAAGTGGGGATGGATCAGGGTTGTCTGGCATATCTGCTGGAATTTCAATGATTGATACTTATGCTTTAAGTTCTAGTCAGGTTATGACAGGCGCACAGTGGAATTATGTAAAAACAAATTTTTCACGAGTAAATGGTGCTTATGGAACTATGAATGTCACAGGACTAGGCACAGGATTAAGTACTACTACAAATACTGCTGCAACAAATTTCACTTTTCCTTCTACTGGATATTATGAAATAACATTTACTTCCTGTACCTATGTAAGCTCTGCAAGTTCATCTGATTATCTTTATGCAGCGATATTTGTAGCTAGAGATGGAAGTAGTTTTGATAATGTCTTACAATCTGTTAATTCTATAAGAGGTAATTCAAATACTATTTATGAAACACAAGTTACAAAAGGAATAATTGATGTTACTAATACAACTAATGATAAATTTTATTTAGCAGTACAACCAGAAGTTGCTAGTGTTTTATTAGGGTCAAATGATAAATTTTATACATATTTACAAGTCAAAAAAATAGCGGATACATAAAATGAGATTTCCAGACGGTAGACCAGACCACATAGAAGATTACCTTATAACTGTAAGAACAGGAGCTTGGTTTAGTTGGTCTGATATAAACAATAAAGTTTATTCAAATTTAATTGTTAACGATAAAGGTTCTAAACCTACTGAAACTGATTGCACAAATGGTTTAAAAGCATTACAAGCTGCTTGGGATTTAGAAAACGATAGTTATAAATCTAAAAGAAGGGCAGAATATCCAAAGTTTGAAGATCAGTTTGACCAGATATATAATGAAGGCATAGATGCTTGGAAGGCCTCTATTAAAGCTATTAAAGACAAGTATCCAAAACCATGAGCAAAATATCATTAAAACACTCAGGCGGTAATGTTGTTTCTCTCAACTCACCAACCAACGCTCCAGGAGCAGCAGATGTAGCATTTAAACTTCCAAATGCTGATGGATCAGATGGTAATTATTTAAAAACTGATGGTTCTGGTAATTTAAGTTTTGCAGCTCTTCCAGCAGCATCTGATTATGTAAAACTAACTTCTGCGAGCGGTTCTAGTGGTGGCAGTGCAATAAATATTGATAACCTTGATACCGCTACATACAGAGCGTTTGAGATTTTTTTAAGTATGCAACCCGGTACTGATAATTCAAATTTATATGTTAGATTCAGAAATGGAAGTAATACTATAACTGCCTCAAATTATGTTGGTTGGAAAGAACAGCAGAATCCAAGTAATAATGTTTCTCATAAATCTTCTGGTTCTCAAAGTCTTTTAGAACCTGCCGAAAATGTTGGTGCCGATACAGAAGAAAACCTTTTTATCCATGTAGTATTGCACGTTGCTAGATCAGATGACCAAGGCGATTTAGCAAGACAAAGAAATAGGATTGAATACGATACAAACTACATGACACATACACCTGACCATTACTCCACTCGTGGTGTTGGACATTATTCAAATGATACTACAACTTATGTTAATGGTATTCGTTTCTATTTTTCATCAGGTAATATTAGTGATTATATGTATACAGTTTATGGGATTAAAAGATAATGGCTGATAATTTTGAAATAGTAAACGGAGAAAAAGTTGTTTTAACAGCAGAAGAAATATCTGCTAGAGAGGCAGAAGAAGCAGCCTTTCTTGCAGATCGAGCTGCCAACGGTTACAAATCAGATAGAGCTAGAAGCTATCCAGCATTTGGAGAACAGCTAGACTTACTTTGGCACGCTATAGATGC